CATCAGGATGTTCAAGTTGGGAAGAGTATTACGGTGCGAAACGAACAAGTTCAAACACTCGCGGCGGATTGCATTATGGACAGGACGGAAGGCCGGATGGTGGGGTGGCTTTTCGTAAAAACCATGCAACAATCGGCGGAATATATGACCCAGTGCGCGATGCGTTTATAGGGCCAAAGCCCTATCCTAGCTGGACGACTTTGAACGAGGATACTTGTGAGTGGGAACCGCCCTCTCCTCGCCCGGAAAGTGAAAACCCACATTACTGGGATGAAGACACATTATCTTGGGTCGAACTAGGAGAATAAAATGGAATTCTTGATTAACGTATTTCATGGCGTGACCTTTGCCATAGCACTGTCAGCAGTGCTCTGCGCCACGACCACGCCGCCGAACAACGAATGGGCGCAGAAAGCGTATCGGATCATGAACATCCTAGCTTTCAACGTCTGGAAGTCTGAAGACAAGTAGCACCCTGTGGACATAGGGTCAGTCAGCGACACTGCTCAGGTTAGCTGGAAGCAGATAGCGGTTCAGAAGCAAGAGCGCCTGCGAACGGGTGCCGAGGGTGAGACTGTGCGGGAAGCTGTCGAGACGATCATCCCCACGATCTATACCAAAGAAGGCAATAAAGTAGAGGCGCAGCCACTTGCGCCAACCCAACGAGTGAATATAAGCGTTTAGGAGTAAGTTGTGGCTGAATTAAGTGATGCACAGAAAAAGAAGTTGATAAAGGAGCTTCGTGGAGCCTCCAAACTTCACGCCGGTCAAGCAGATCGAATTGAAAAGACTCTGGCGAAAAAGAAGAAGAAATGAGCGACAAAGGCGAACAAGCATTAAACGAAGTCAACGCCCATGAGCGAGAGTGTGCCTTGCGCTACCAGCGTATCGAAGAGCGTCTTGCAGAAGGCTCTGCCAAGTTCAAGCACCTAGAGCATCTTATTTACGGACTGTACGCATTGATTGCAGCGGCAGCATTGCCGCAGTTTTTCATGGGGTGACCCCCAATGGTAATTGAAAGCATTGCAGCGGCTACAGCCACCTTATCTGCCATTAACGGGTTAATCGCTCAATGCAACGAAACAGGTCAGGGTGTTCATCAGGTAATGGGGATGATCTCGGACTTTGGAGAGGGCATCACAGAGTTTGAGGCGCAACGCCGACAAAGCACTTTCAAGCCTCTTACTCAGAATGAAATCTTGAAGCTCCAAATGATAAAAAGGCAATATGACCGGCACTGGCAGAGCGTCCACGATTTGCTCCTCATCGCAGACCCAAAGCTGTTAGACGATTTTAAGGCCGCAAAAGCCCAACAAGAACAGGACAGGCAAGAGCATCTGAGAATGATTGCTCGTAAAAAGAAGGCGCGACAACATCTGACCAACCAGATCCTAGTAGGAGGCACCACTTTGCTTATTGGTGGGATGATAATCGCAGCGGGGTTTGCAATTATGGTGAAGGTGTACGGATGATAATGGCCTTTCTGCTAGTGGTGATTGTTGAGGGTGAGCCAATTGCTGATCAGTTCTATTTCCGCAACATACAGAGATGCAATCAGTTTGCTCAGTGGGTTGAGACGGGTAAGGTTAATTTGGTTAAGGATCGCGCGGTGCAGCGGCAGACGAATATCAGCGCGTATTGCATACCGAAACGAGTAAACGCAAACACAAAGACATACGACTAATGGCTGCAAAAAAACTAGAAGAAGACTCTGAATACGCCGAATACGATGCGGATGGCGATGGCATTGTTACTGACGAAGAGCTACAAACTAGCAGAGAGCTACAAGAACTACGATTACGGCACGAACGAGCAGACGCACAACGTGCTATGAGTTGGTTTGCACTCTGGGGGATGTTGCTCTATCCATCGCTTGTCGTTGTCAGTGAGTTCTTCGGGATGAACCAAGCTGCATCTATCTTGGGCGACATGGCTGCGGTCTACTTTGTGTCCGTTGCAGGTATACTGGCTGCGTTTTTTGGCGCACAAGCATGGTCAAATAGGAAATAGATTATGAGTATTGTTGCATCGCTAGTTGGGCCGGTCACTGGACTGCTGGACAAGTTCATTGAAGACAAAGACCAGAAGAACGCCTTAGCCCATGAGATAGCGACGATGAGTGAAAAACACTCGCATGAGGCGCTCAAGGGCCAGCTTGAAATTAACAAGATGGAGGCCGCACACAAGAGCTTGTTTGTTGCTGGGTGGCGACCTGCCATCGGCTGGATCTGTGCGCTGGGCCTGCTCTACAACACAATCATCGCCAACATAATCAGCATCTGGGTAGCTGTGCCAGAAGTAGATACAACGCTCTTAGTGCCCGTTATGATGGGTATGCTCGGATTGGGCGCAATGAGAAGCTACGAGAAGGTTAACTCCGTAGCACGGGAGAGGTAGATGGTGACATTCATGGGGCCACTTGTAGAAACATTAAAACGGCATGAGGGTGTGCGTAGCCATGCGTACAAATGCTCAGAAAACATGATAACTGTAGGTGTCGGGCGCAATTTGGACGAAAACGGCGGTATTGGTCTTTCCGATGATGAGATCGAATACCTGTTAATGAATGACATAGAACGCTGCGATGCAGAGTTAAGGGCAACGTACGACTGGTATGGGTCTTTGGGTAAACCTCGTCGTGACGCGATGATTAACCTATCCTTCAATCTTGGTCTGACCAGACTACGAGGGTTCGTTAAAGCCTTAGAAGCTATGTCTCGTGAACAATACGATGTAGCTGCTGACGAGTTTATGGATAGCAGGTGGGCAGAGCAGGTGGGGGATCGCGCAGTAGAAGTTACTGAACTTATACGATCAGGCGAGTACAAATAATGACGTTACGTAAAGTAGTCTTAAAACCCGGAGTAAACAAAGAAGTTACTCGTTATGTAGATGAACAGGGTTGGGCAGACTGCGATAAAGTGCGGTTTCGTGCAGGATTTCCTGAAAAAATAGGTGGGTGGGAGCAAATATCTGGTAACACGTTTTTAGGTGTCGCTCGCTCTTTGTTTAACTGGGTTACCCTAGAAGGGCAAAACCTGTTAGGGGTAGGTACAAACTTAAAGTTTTACATAGAAAAAGGCGGTACTTATTTTGACGTAACACCTGAACGCACGCCGTCTGGTGTATCTCTTACTAATCCTTTTACGACTGTTAGTGGGTCTACTACTGTTACTGTTACGGATGCTAATGGTGGGTATATAAACGGTGATTTTGTTACGTTTAGCGGAGCCTCTGCGGTAGGTGGGCTTACATTAAACGGTGAGTTTCAAATAACTTACTCTACTGGCAACACATACACTATAGAATCAAGCAGTGCAGCTTCTTCATCGGCTACAGGTGGTGGTTCTGTAACAGCAAAATACCAAGTTAATATAGGCCCAGAGGCCGCTGTACCGCTAGTAGGCTGGGGTGCTGGAGGGTGGAACGAAGGCACATGGGGTAACGGATCCACTTCTACGGACTCTTTGCGCTTGTTTAGTCAATCTAATTTTGGTGAAGACCTTATATTTGGCCCTCGTAGTGCCAGTATCTACTATTGGGATGCTAGCAATGGACTTACTACACGCGCAGTAGAGCTATCTTCTATAGCAGGCGCTTCTAATACCCCTACAAAACAAAATTTCATCCTTGTGTCAGATGTAAGTAGGTTTGTATTCTGCTTCGGTGCTAATACGTTGGGGTCTGCCGTGCAAGATCCGATGTTGATTAGGTGGTCAGACCAAGAAAGTGCTGCAAATTGGACGCCCGCAGCTAATAATCAAGCGGGGGATTTACGCCTTTCTAAAGGGTCAAAAATAGTAACTGCCCTACAGTCTCGTCAAGAAATTTTAGTGTGGACTGATTCGGCCCTTTATTCTCTACAGTATGTGGGCGCACCTGCCGTGTGGGGATCTCAACTACTTGGAGATAACGTATCTATAGCCTCACAAAACGCCGCAGTGTACGCCGACGACATAACTTATTGGATGGGCGCAGATTCTTTCTATATGTACGATGGCAGGGTTAAAAATCTACCTTGCGCTCTAAAAAGACATGTTTTTAACGACATAAACCAAGAACAAATAGAGCAGGTTTTTGCGGGTACTAATGAGGGTTTTGATGAGGTTTGGTGGTTTTATCCGTCAAACAGTTCTTCAACCATAGATAAGTATATTGTTTACAACTATGCACAACAGATTTGGTACTTTGGCAGCTTGGCTAGGTCTGCATGGCTAGATACTGGCATACGCCAACTCCCCGTTGCGGCTACTTACAGTAACAATCTAGTCACGCACGAAGATGGGGTGGATGACAACGAGAGCGGAACGAGAGCAGCTATTACGGCGTTCATTACTTCTGGTGAGTTTGATATAGAGGACGGCGATAGGTTCTCATTCATACGCCGAATCTTGCCCGATATAACTTTTGATGGGTCTACGGCAGAAAGCCCCAGCGCAACACTAGAATTACTACCGCTACAGTCTTCTGGATCTGGGTTTAGTAGCCCTGCATCTGAAGGTGGAGATAGTAGTGGTACAGTAGCTCGTTCTGCGACAGTGCCGGTTGAGAAGTACACTACACAAGTAAACACCCGCGTACGTGGTAGACAGCTATCTATAAAGGTACAATCCGCAGACTTGGGTGTGCAGTGGCAGTTAGGGGCACCTCGACTTGATATACGTCCCGATGGGAGACGGTAATGCCCGCAGATACCACCAGATATGACATAGATTTTGTAGCACCTGTACTGCCGAATCCACCACAGCAGTACAACCAGCGCGACTTTAATCAATTCAATAACGCACTTCGACTGTATTTTTCTCAATTAGATAAGGCTGTGCGAGACGCTAGCACGTCCCCTCAAGCGCAGGCTGCTGGGTGGTTTTTTAGCTAATGTCTAATCTGTACAGAAACGCCAAAGTAGATCTCACTACTACCAATGCAACCACGTTGTACACATGCCCGACAGCGAAGAGAGGCATTGTTAAGTCTATTCTAGTGTCAGAGGACTCTGGCAACGCAGATACTATAACTGTAACTATTACCGATGCTGATAGCGCAGTATTTAGCTTGTTCAAGGTTAAAGCTGTCAGTGCTAACGCCACAGTAGAACTACTTACCGCGCCTTTGGTGGTAGAAGAGTCTGAGATATTAAAAGTTACTGCTGCTACTGCTAACAGGTTACACGTTGTTGCTAGCTTGCTGGAGGTATCGTAGTGGCTACTAGCTATATTCAAGCAGTTATTAACAAATTTAGGGATTCGTTATCGCAGGGCGCTAATTACGATGAAGTAGACGGTGTTGACCAACTTGACAAATGGTACGACGACACCTACGAAGATTTTTTGGAATCTACGATAAAAGAGATTGGGACTGGTGCCGCACAACGTGATTTGTATAAGGGCGTTAAATTTAATGTAGGCGGTGGTAGAGGAAGAGACGGACGGTTTGAAGCACGTACATCGGCTGAGAATTACATACAAAGCTCAGATGCACCTGAATACCTCTTAGATATATTTGGTAGCGATGAGGAAGGCAAGCCTCGCGTTGAAGAAGAAGCGCAGAGCGCCTATGCAGTGCTGGCTATTACCGACTCTCCTGAACAGGTAGCCACAGTTCTTGGCGGGTACTATGGAATAGATTTTTCTCCTATAGCGCAAAATATAAAGGAGCAGTCATTTGGCGGTTTTAACCTATCGCGAAAAGGAAGGGAAAAGGATTTAAGAGGCCATACAGATTCTTCTATCGCGCAGATAAATGAGTTTCACTCGTTTATTGAACCTATTCTTCAAGACCAAATTCCTTTCTTGATGATGACTCGTGGGATGAGTTATCAAAACGCACTACAAGCTACGTTTGAAGAAGATCCCATGATTCAAGCACTGTATGGCAAATACGGTGTTCTCCCCATTCGACAATCTGATATTCAGCGCGATGAGGGTCGCTCTACGTATCTATACGACCCGTTTAGTTTTGGAGAGATACGTACTTTTAGAGCTAGGGATGACAACCTTAAATACGTTAAGATTGCGGCTGCTATAGCAACAGCGTATTTTGCACCTCAGTTGCTCTTAAAAACAGGTGCATTTGGTACCCCCGCTGCCGCTGCTGGTGCTGGCACTGCCGCTGGTGCTGCTGGTGCTGCTGGGTATAGTGCCGCACAATTAGCCGCTGCTACCGCTGCTGTTTCTGCTGCTACAACAGCCGTATCTGGCGGTGACTTTAAGGACATACTTAAAAGCGCAGGACTGTCCTTTGCGGGGTCAACGGTTGCTCAACAGTTAGGTAACGCTCAAGCAGCAGCTACTCCCGGCACTACAGAATACCAAGCAGCTATAAACGCAGGCTCTACTGCCGCACAGCTTGCGGATAACTACACTAAAGCAAAAGTAATATACGCAGCTACGCAAATAGCCTCGGGTGCTGCTACTGGTAATGTAGGCGCGGGATTTCTTGCAGCGTTTGGCCCAGATCTGACCACTGTCGCTCTTGATAAAGTAGGTCTTACTTCAGAAGTTCTTGATAGAGCAGGTGTAAACCAGAATCTGCTGGTAAGTGGTTTAGTCAAAACTCAAACGGCCTTAGCGCGAGGTATGAATCTTGATACAGCCTTGGCTGCTGGGTTGGGACAGTACATCTTATCTGGTGGTGGCATAGCAGGCGTAAACAAAGACACCTTCTTTAAGAAGATGGGCGAGGTGCTACGCGACACTGGTGAAGCATTAGGTGGTTTGTTCTCACCAAGTCAAACAGATATATCCTCGGCAGCGAAAGGTATTAATTACGAGTCTGAAGGCTCTGGAGGTGTAGCAGGGTTAACTGAAGCACAACAGGATTTAGAGCGTGAGGAGTTTTCTGATCTTTTAACTGACGACGAGTACATACGTAAATACGGTATCGCTGCTTTTGATATGAAAGCGGCAGAAGCCGCAGAAATGTCTGAAGTATTAGGAGGCTATAAACCCAGTGCTGGGTTAGTCGATGAAAACGGGGTTCCTATATTTGAAGATGTTAACGGGTTACAGATAAGGTTTAAGGAAAAACCTTCTTTGTGGGCTAACATTTTTCGTAACACTAAAGACATACCGCTAGAACAAAAACTTGAACTTGCCGATCAAATTATAGATGCCCCACAGTTTCAAGCATATCTTGACGCAGCAGGGATTTCTTTAGGGGATAGATTAAACCCACAAGAGGCGCTTAATAAATTATTCGAGCAGTCTTTCGGAGCGGAGGCTCCTGCTACCACACTTAATTTTGAAGAAGATTCTGGGATCGCAGATTCTAATACCTCTGTAGCAAATACCTTTATCGCTAACGGGGTAACTGAATTAAACATTGAAGGCACAAAGTACACCACGGAACAACTTTTGCCCGGAATGTCTCCAGAAGCTAGAGCAGCGTCTATTGGGTTAGCAATAGACCAAATAGCTAATGCTATGTACGAAGAAGATCGTGCTAACGGAGGTAATTCTGATCTCGCAGACTTCCGCTTAGACGCCATGAACGCTTATGTAGAGTTGCGTGGTGAAGGCTATAGCCATTTAAGGCTATTAGAAGAGTCTGGTGTGAAGCTCACCGGCAGGCTTGTAAACGCTGTATCTGCGTTAGATCTTAGTGAGCTTGCACAACTACGTAACAGCGACCCAGAAGCGTACACAGACAAGCTAGGCCGCACCGATTCTGTTACAGGCAATAAAGAAAGCGTTGAATATGTAAAAGAAAATGGCGCAGAAAGTGCGACTAACGGTATTAGCGTCTACGAAATGGCGCAAGATGCTGTAGAAGCCGCCAATAACGTGTCTGAAAACATCTTACCCGCCATGCTTGCCTCCGGCATGAACAAGGCAAAAGCTCGTAAGCTGGCTGCTGATCTAGAAGCAGGTGTAGTTAACACCACTGCAAATATGATTCGTGCGGGTGCGGGCTTTACCAAAGCTATGTTAGGGCTTACTTACCTATTTGGGACACGTCCTGATGACTTAAAATTTGGGCAAGAGGTAAACAAACTTCTTGAACTCGGTGACTCTGCAAATACCGAAGGGTACCAAGATCGTGTTAAAGAAATGTGGAGCACGATACAAGAGGCAGAGGGGTTCTGGAATACCACTCAAGCATGGGCAGACGCATTTGTTGATGACCCAACTATCATGCTGGCTGAGATTGCAGGGGTAGAATTTTTTCAAGAAGTTGGCCCTTTACTCGTGGGTGGCGGTGTAGGGGCAATAGCAAAGGGTGCCACATTAGCCGCAGCAAAAGTTGCAGGTAAGGGCGCTGTATCTACTTCTGCCAAGGTCGCGGCAAACCAAATAGGTATAAGATCGGGCATGTCCGCCGCTGCCGCCACTGATGCTAGTGAGGCTTTTGGTGGTAGTGCTGACGGGGCTTATGACGAAGCATTCGATGCAAAGTTAAAGCAGTTACAAGAAAACAATCAAGCTACAATAGCTCTTATGCAAGCTGCTGGCATACCCGTTGGCAACTTACTTAATGCAAATGGGCTGTTTGCAGGGCAAATGGATGAAATTCACGAGTTTGCCCATAACGCTGCAATGCTTAATGGTAGCACCGCTGCTGTGCTGTCGCTTATTTCCTATGGTATGGGCGGTGAAGCATTAGATAAGTTTTTATTGGGTGGTAAAAAAGGCACCTTAGATCCAAAAGTAGCAGAAGCGGTAAAAGAGTTAGGTGATCGTATTGATGCTGGAGACTCTCTCGTTGCAGGGCTGCAAGCTGCAAAAACTATAGGTACAGAGGGTCTTTTTGAATACGTAGAAGAAGCGTTAACTGCCACACAATTAGAGGCTTTTCTAAAATCAGTAGATCCAAACCGCGATTGGGGCGCTGCAATAGCATCTGCGGGTATGGGAGGTCTTGTTGGTGGTAGCGGAGTCACAGCAGCCGTATTGGGTATTGATAGCGCACAAGATGCCTTAGCTGGAGCCATACGCTCTACCCATGCGGGTATAAATGCCACGATAGAAGGCGCTAAAAACGGGCTAATTAACGATGCAGAGGCTAGAGCGGCCCTAGCAGAGTTTGGCATAACCAGTGATGAATATGGCGGCTTACAGACCAGCCTGCTAAATGATGCGTTTGATGCCGACTACACCACGTACACCGAATCTAGAGACGCATTTCAAGCTGAAAACCCAGACTAT